CTACAGGTAAATCGCTTTTAGTTCGGCGCCGTTGCTAGAACTTATTTTACATAATATACAAACTGCCGAATTTTCCTTCGCAAAGCCATTGATTTCAGTGGCTTTTTCGTTTGCGCCAGCCACGTAGGGTGCAACGAAAATTGCTGCTGCTGCCAGGCGCATAAGCATCTTCGACCATAGGGCGCGTTCCGCCGGGGACTGCGCTCGCTCTGCGTGAATTTTCGCGAGCCACTCCGGTCCATCCAGCTTTGCCATCGCGCAAAGCTGCGCAATTCGTTCATCCGGCATCGGCGCGTTACCACTTCGCCATGTGCTCACGACTGCTCGCGTTACCCCGAGTCGTTGGCTTAAAGCGTTGTCTGACGGGAGAGAGCAAGCCTCACGGGCTTTGTCAAGTAGCGCTGCAACACTGCTCATGTTTGGTATCCGGTTGACACTGCGTTAGGTGATCAGTATACAAGTGCCGTGTTTGGCATTTGCCCAACACCCCGCCCCCTGTACCCGCAGGGGACCGGGTCACGGGTAGGGGAGGGGATACGCGTATGGACGCAATCACGCTCGCACGTCGCAACTCGTTGGCATGCCTGCATCACAACCTGCGCTGCTACACGCTCGCCAGGAATGAGGCTTGTGCTTCGCTGTTCCGAGACGCTATCGAAGTTCGTTACCAGCTGATCGCCGCTGGTCATATTCAAGTCGGCGAAGGGTGGCGCAAGTGATCGCCGCCGTCCTCTGGTTCTGCCTCTTCTGTGCTGCGGTGTGTTTCTCCGTAGGCACTGCCCGTTTGATCGGCTGGATGATTCGTCGCCCCGTTACGCGTGTTGATTCCGCGTACCGCGCTGCTCGCCTCGTTGCCATTTCCAAGGCGGAGGTGTCGGGTGGCTGATTTCACGATCCTGCTCATCGTCTGGGGCTGTGCCCTTGGCGCGCTAGCCTTGGTGTGGTTGTTGCTTCCGGGCTTAGTGGCGCTGTTCGCCTGGACCAATGAGCGCGTTGGCAAGTTCTGGTGCAGCGGAGGCGCGCACTCTTGGACACCGCGCCGGATCCATCTGCCGGACCCTGTGAGGTGCAAGCGCTGCGGCAAGCTCAAGGGTCGCTTGTATGACTAACCGCATTCCCTACAGCATCCGTCGCGTAGATCCGCGCTTTCTTGCGGTTCCTTCCAAGCGCATTTCGCAAAAACGGCGCCAGGCGTGACGTGGAATCCGGCCATGTCGATTTGCCAGACCAGCCCGAGTTATACGGCACGCGATGTTCAGCGGTGCCTGATGCCTGGGCGGGTCTTCTTTCGCGCTACCCCGCGCACATCTTCGGGACATTCACGTTCCGACCTACAAAGCGTTTCACAGACAAGTTCACTGGTGAGCTGCGCGAAGTTCCGCGCACCGCAGCGAGCGGTGGAATGCACCCGGAAGCTGCTCAAAAGGGCTTCCGCTTCTTCGTTTCGAGCATCAACCGCGAGCTCTACGGCAATAGCTGGGGCAAGCGTTGGCACGGTGGATTGCAGTGGGCCTTGGGAAGCGAATTCCACAAGGATGGCCGGCTGCACTTCCACACGATCATCAGCGCGCCTACCGGCGACTTGTGGGATCTCATCCGGGTCACATCCTGGCATCGCTGGTGGCTACAGGAATTCGGTTTCAACCGCATTGAGCGCCCGCGTTCTCAGGCAGACGTTGCGGGGTATGTGAGCAAGTACATCACGAAGGGTGGCGAGGTCGATTTTTCGCCCAACTTCGGTCGATGGGTTCCACCGGCACCAGGCTACACGCGGGCGCCGGCGCAAGGGCAGCTGTCGGGCTGCGACACCAGAAAGCCGACACCTCCGGACAGTTTGCAAGCAGACGCGGCAGGGAAGGGACACACGGAAGGGACGGCCCGATAGGGCTTTCCCATTCTTGACCCTATACCTGCGTCCGGAATTCGACCAATCAAACAGCCTACGGGCAGACGACGAAGAGGAAACGAAAAAATGGAACTGATCAACGCTCCCATCATCAAGATCACTGGCGCCGCTGAAGCTCGCTTCGTTACGACGAAGACTGGTGCGCAGAAGCAGGTTTTTTCGCAGACAGCCTCTATGAGCAAAGAGGGGATGATGCTGCCGATCGATATCGACCTGGACGGGCCGAACGATGCTTACCCGGTGGGCGCAACGCTGGTGTGGGATGTGACCGCTGACGTAGTGCCTGGTCAGTACGGTCGCCTCGAACTTGCCCGCAAGAAAACGTTGCGCGCTGTGGAAGGCAAGCCTGCCGCCGGTCCGGCCAAGGGTTAAGAAATGTCCGGATCGGAGCCTCTATACGTCGTCGGTTGTGCTGCTGCGAACGTGCAGCCAGATGGCACCTGTGCGGTCCCGGTCTGGGTTCCATACCACCAGCCAATTTTGCCGCCCCTGGACTTGGCTGATGGGAGCGTGGTGGCCTTCGCGATTGTCAGTGTGTGGGCCATCGGCTTGAAAGCGCGTCTCGTATTCCGCGCAGCGCGTACTTAGGGGCATCAATCATGACGAGGTGTTTTATGAATAAGATTCTCAACGCAACCCGCCGTTTCGTATCCCACGCTGGCTGCAAGATCGCTGCCGGTGGAACTGCCCTGGTGGCGTCGGGCGCTGCATTCGCCAGCGGTGGTTCGGGTTCGCCCGGTGCTGCGATCGCAGGCGAGCTGTCCGGTGGCAAGGCTGACGTGATGCTGGTGGTGGCCGCTGCTGCGGTGATCCTGGGCGCGATCATCCTGTGGGGCTACGTCAAGAAGGCTCGCTAACTGGCGGGGCAGGGTGACGGGGAGGGGCGCGCCGACATGGTCGCCCCTTTTTCATGAGCGAAAGGAGGCGTTATGGGTTACTTCATCATCGTTGCCGTTTGCGGTGCGTGCTGGCTAGCATTTGAGGGGATGTGATGCAATCTCTCTCTGCTCGGCTATGCAGAATCTCTCCACGCATGTTGGCACTCTTGTTTATTTTTGCCGCATCGTGTCTGCCTTCTCTAAGTCGTGCGCAGAGTTCGCAGGATTCTACATGCACGTCTGCGGGTATCTGTAGCCAGGGTGAGGCCTATCAAGCATGCATGGCTTTTGAGGCAAAGTCGGTTGCCGAACTGAATCGTAATTTTGATAGAACAGATGCTTCAGCCTCAGGTTGCAGCGTCTGGAGTTCTACCAGCTACCGCGCGTATGCAGTAATTCCCGGCATCTCGGATCGCACCTCATACATGCATTGGGCTTCAAACAAGACTTGCGCTGCGACTCCATCAAAGACGACGCGCTTTCTTCCTGTAACTGGCTCAACCGGTTGCAACCTCGGTTGTACTGTGACGTATGCGCAGAATATTGATGAGACCAGCGTGGTAACGCCCACTGGTGGTGTGTGCACAAATGATCAGCTTAAGAAGAACTGTCCATCAGGCAGCTACTGGAACGGGTATATGGGCGTTTGCGAGCCCGTGCAGAAGTCATGCCCCGACAATCAAGAGCTCAAAGACGGAGTTTGCCATCCAAAAAATCAATGCCCGGATGGGATGGTGTCCGTCCAGGGCTCCACGCCCGGTGCTGTCCAGGAAGGCTCGTTGTACTGCAAGCCAGCGGAAACCGAATGTCCAGCCGGCAACGTCAAGTCGCCATCTGGAAAGTGTTTGCCCGGCGATGGTCAGTGCGCCGCTGGCGAGGCCAAGCGAGAAAATGGCACGTGCGGCAAGGACAAGGATGGTGACGGAAAAGCTGACGAAGATGATGATGATCCGGACAATGATCCGAAGAAGGATTCAGCATCTGGCGGTGATGAGTGCGATGCACCACCAAGCTGTAGTGGTAATGCCATCCAGTGCATACAAGTCAAGATTCAGTGGCGCATTGATTGCAACACGCGCAGGCAGGTCAATATCAATGGCGGAACTTGCGAGGCAGTCCCGATTTGCACCGGCAAAGGCTGTAATGCGATGGAGTACGCGCAGCTGATGCAGCAGTGGCGTGCGACGTGTGCACTTGAAAAGCTTGCGAAAAAAGACGGCGATGACAAGGCGGATGGGGCGGACGCTAATGGTAATGGTGTACCGGACGCGCTCGAAGGAACCGGCGACGTAGCTGACGCGGGCGATGGTACTGCAGACGTCGAAGGCACCAAGAAGTTCGGTATTGGCGTTTCCACCAACCTTCTGAATCAAGAGAACATCTTTGGTGGTGGATCCTGTCCGCAGCCACCCACGTTCAAGTTGATGGGTCAAACCATCAGCGGTAGTGATTTCCCCTACTGGTGCCAGGCAATGGCAATCCTTCGAGCGCTGATTCTTCTGTGGGGCGCATATACCGCGCTCAAAATCCTGATGGGCTGGGGGTTCTGATATGAGTATTTTTAATCCGGGTTCTATGGTCTGGGGTTGGATTGCTAACGGTGTAAAGCACCTGCTCGGCAAAGCAAAAGATGCTGCATCGGGCGTTGTGGGAAAGGTCCTCGCCACCTACGGACTCACCACCGTTTCGTTTGATGCTGTCCTGCCGAACTTGAAAGCATTCGTTCTGCAGCACGCGGCTGGTTTGTCTGGTCCAACCCTCGACCTGTTGGGCTATCTGAATGTCGGCACGGCCATGTCAATGGTTCTTTCTGCGCTTACCGTTCGCCTCGCATGGAAGGTCTTCATTGTGCCCAAGAGTGTCGCCGACCAGCTCGGCGCAGGGAGTACACCATGATCTATTGGTACACCGGTCAACCTGGGCACGGGAAGACGCTGCATGCGATCGATCGCTTGCTCGATTTCAAGGATCAGGGCCGCATCGTTTACGCGTGCAATATTCGCCAGTTCGACTATGTCCGTTCCGGCGTTCTTGAAATGACGCCAGAGCAGTTCTGTGATTGGCCCAATTTCCTTCCCGACGGCGCTGTGGCTCTTGTCGATGAGGCCTACGAGCATGGCATGCTCCCGAAGCGCCCTCCGGGCTCTCGCGTGCCCAATCACGTCGAGCAGCTCGCGAAGCATCGTCATCGTGGCCTTGACTTCATTTTTGTAAGCCAGTCGCCCGACAAACAGTGCGATCAGTTCGTACACGACTTGATTGAGCGCCATGTTCACGTGCGTCGCCGCTTCGGTACGAAGTTCGTGCACCTGCGTGAGTTTGATCGGTTTGAGTCCCGGCCAGAGAAAGCTACGCCGTTGGTAACGCGCCGGAAGAAGCTGCCTACACGCCCCATGGGCATGTATCAGTCCACCGAGCTCGACACCACCGAGCGCAAGATTCCGTGGTACTACCTCGCGCTTCCGGTTGCGGCAGCATTGGGCTTGTTCCTGATGTATTACACGTTCGGCAATATGGGAAAGCGGTTGGGTGGCGAGGATGTAAACGCAAGTCTTCAGGTTGCGAATGGAGCAGCACCGCGCGACGGAGCGCAAGCGACGGCGAGCGGTGTAGCGGAAAGGAGTATCCCTGTATCTCCTGCGGAATACGCCCGCAAGTTCATACCGCGTCTTCCATCTGAGCCGTGGAGTGCACCTGCGTATGACAACGCCCTCAACCTTCCGACCGAAGCGCCCAGGTTGTTCTGTATGTCGTCGCTGGATGGAATGAATGCCCAGGGCGAATATGTTGAGCCGACGTGCAGCTGCCTGACGGAACAGGGCACCAATTACGAGCTGGATCAGTCTACCTGCCGTTTTGTAGCCAGGCGCGGTCAATACGAGCCATATCGTGATGAACGCACAGATCGCTTTGTGGACGGTCCTACCCAGTTGGAGCGGGGTAGGGAGCAGCTTTCGGCGCGAACCTCGTATAGCGGCACCTTGGTGCCGCGAGGAAGTAGG